TATTTGCAAAACCTTTGTGACCCAATCCGTGAACACCAGAGTTTCCACGATGGTGTTCTGGGCATAATGGGATGCAAGGGGATGTAGCCCGTTTAGTTCCATACCTGCGAATATGATGGAGTTCTGCCGGTGTGCCTTCAAACCCAAGGATGCTGGAACAGAGAATACATCCGAGTTCGGCAATCTTGTTAAGAGCGTTCTTTTCATTTTTTGTAGCCATCAGCTAATTCATACCATTGTCTGTAAAACTGTTTAAAAGACTCAAATCCTACGCCTGTTTTAACAGGTTTACCATCAGGGGTCAGAAGCCAATATGAATTTACAATAGTTTCATTATCTGTATTGCCATAAATAATAACAACCATAAAATCTGGCTTACTTGCTAACGCTTGCAGCATTATGCGCTGACCTGCACTAACTTTTTCACCTGGCCTTTTCCATTCCATAATTAAAAAATGACCATTGCGCTCAAGTATTCCGTCTACATTACTAGGAATCAACGCAGGATTTGCAGGGATTAACCCTTTAAACTCTGCATAGTCTGTATGCGTAGCAAACATATTGCGCATTAACTTAACCATTGTTTCCTTATTTGCTCGTAAGTAGCAAACTCTAACTTAATTGTTTCATCAGCTAAATCATGGGCTATTTTGGTGGCTTTTTTGTATTGATTTTTAAGCGTAGCGTTGTGGTAACACTTCAGCAGCTTTTGTATGCGTAAATAGTTTTCAGAGTAGTCTGTCATTTGGTTAATCTTTCAATGTTTCTATTACTGGCTTCTTGTGTGCGCCACGCTTCAAATCTCATCTTAGCTGCCTCTAACTGCCATCTAAGCGCTTCAGCTTGTTCTGTTGCAGCTCCAATAGCTTTGCACAAATCTTGGTATTCTTGACTGCGATAAGCCTCTCGCTCTTGGGCGCCCAGACTTTGTTCGTCTGTTTGCGCCATTTTAATCGCCTTAAGAGAACTTTTAAAAGCCTCAAGCTCTGCCAGTCTGCCCTTTGCAGCCGCATAATCTGGCGCTTTCTTGAAAATGAAGTCAATCGCATCATTTGGGTCGTAATCTTTCATTTTAAATTCATCCATAAACCAATTTGGGCTGCTGCGTAACCTAACCAAATAAAAGCATTAGATGCTGAGCCTTTGAAGTATTGAGCTAGACCTACTACTAAATATCCAAGCCCTGTTGCTGCAACAATGTATCTTTCAATATCCATTTGTTTGTTTCTCCCCTGTTTCCTAATGTCCATTGCTCTACAAAATCGTCAATGGTTTGCTTGTCAAAATTGTATTTTTGCAAATACGCTCTGAATTTATCTTTGCCCCATTCTTTTCTGTATTTAAGTAATTGCCTCACTTTGCATTTGTGCCTGTGTTGCTGCATATTTTTTAAACTTTTCTGAAATTATTTTAGGCACAGTTGTGTCCCAGTTAATACTGTGGTGCAAACGCTTGTGGCTTTGGCCCATTTGTCTTATTTTAACGCTAGATGGGTTATACAAAACAGTATAAAAACTTTTTACATAAGTGCCAAAATTTAAATAAATATCTGTAAGGCCACCCGCATTTGACTGTGTTTGCTTTTGCTCAAGTCTGAGCTGCGCTACAGTCATAAATAAATGACCTCTAAAGCCAAAGCTACAGTAAGCATTGACATCTTCGTTAATTCTGCCTACAAACTGAAATGGCCTGTCAGTTGAGCATAAAAAGCTATTCATTACTTTGCGTGAAATTTGACCATCTAAAAATGTTTTACTTAGCCCGCTGCCTGCGCCACCAATAAAATCACCACCTTGAGCCATGCAAATTGAAGTAAATGGTGTAGCTTTGTAAAACTTCAACATAATTGCAAAAACTTTGTCTAAATTTGTAACATATTTGTTAGTGACATATTTGCGTTCATTTGTGAATGACCAACGAAAATCTGTGTAGTCATCGTCTAACACCATAAAGTATTTGCAGCCAATACCTTTAGCAAGCTCAAAAACAGCGTTCCTAGCGTAAACCACAGCTCGCTTGTCTGTAAAGTTGTCCCCTACATCAAAAGTTTTGGCCACCTCGTTTTTAGAAAATGTCAAAACTTCGTCTGCATAAGTCTTAACATACTGGCTATGCGTCTTATCTTCATCGTCTAAAACTAGGTAAATTTTGCCTGTATAGCCTTTTTCACGCAGCGTTTTGTAAGTAAACACTCTGTCAGGGCGAGCATGGGTAAGAATAAATACGCAGAAATCAGTATTCATCTTTAGCCCAAACTGAAGGTTTATTGTTCCAAAACTTTACATCTTGAAATCTGCCGTAACCTAATTCACGCAATTTTTTGTTAAATCTTTTAGAAATGTCTTTTTGGTCTATCAATTCATTGCCATGCTTGTATGTTTTAAAATGACCTAAACCAATTGTGTTGAAAGAATTTGCAGTAATCAACATATAAGGATTAAGGTCAGCTACAACTTCTTCTAAATGCTCTATAGGTCTTTCAAAATGCTCAAAATACTCTGAAGCAAAAACAATATTTACAAAGCCTAAATTTTTCGTGCTTTCAACCAACTCAAAACCATGTATTTCAGCGTGAAAAGCAGCAACATTCCATTGGTCTGTGTCTTTAAGCTGCGTGCCAATTACACGAATGTCAGGAAAACTAGCTTTTAAATAAGCAGTAGTTAAAGCTGTGCCACAACCTAAATCAATTAAAGAAATTGACTCATTTAATAAAGGCATTTTTTTAATTATATTTGAAATATAGACTCTGCTGTATATGTGCCAGCAAGCCCATGCTTCCATCAAATAACGCTTGTCAGCATACACGCTGTAGTCAGGCTCAGTTTCTAAAGAATTTGTCCATCTATCCATTAAGTATGCAATTGGATTTATGTCAGTTTTGCCTTGGTAAAATTTAACTAATTGGTGCAATTCATCAACAAATTGGTCATCAATGTCTGACCTAACCATTTTTAATGTTTGTATAAATTCATCAATAGATATTTGATTAGCTAGCATTTTGTTCCTCTAAATAAGCGTTAGATAATTCGTTGTTAAGCGTTGCAAACCCGTTTTCAATAGCTTTGTCAAAATCAACAATGACTAATGCTGACTGCTCCATTAAGTCTTGCATTTCTGCGCTTGAATGTGCGTAGTAATCTGCAATCTTTGAGAAATTAAACACAATATGACGCTGTGCAGCATAAATAAGAAATTTCTTATCTTCTACTGACACATTAGACTCGTTTATGCGTTTAATCATTTGCATAGACTTCATGTGGTCAAATAACTCATACACGCTAGGTTTTTGGTATTGAGGCACATAAACAGGCACAGACACTTTTTTAGTGTATGCAGACTCAATAAGCGCTTCTTCGTTACTATCAAATATGTCTAAAGTTGGCTGCTTAAACACTATGCTCTCCCCATTCTTACACGCTCACGATACTGGCCTTCTGTTTCGCCAGGTTTTGGCAAAATGCCTAATTCTTTACCTTTAGCTACTATGCTTTCAATGTTTGCGTCCCAACGCTGCGCTGGCTTGTCTTGAGTTGTTGCAGATTGAGCAATCCATTCAGCTTTGAAGCCTACCCAACTTCTTTCACAACAAGTCTGTAAAGCGTCTGACAGGCTAATTTTTGCTTTATCAGCTTCTCGTATTAAACCTTTAAGCGCTGTTTCAGTCAATGGCTTTTTTGCAGCTTTTCTTACTTTTAAATAATCATTCCATAAAGACAAATCAACACCTTCAGGTGGTGCTATAGTTTTTATATGGTTCTTGGTTAATGGTTCTTGGTTCTTGGTTACCATTGGCTTAGCATTAGGGGGCCTATCGCCACCCTTTGACCATCTTATAGCTGCGCCTTTGCGACCCCCATCCTGCATGGCATGATACTTAGCAATTTCTTTGTCAGCTCTTGTGTTGTGCCATGAGTTATCTGCAAATTCAAAAAACTCGTTAAGCAAAGTATCAACAATTTCTGTAGTTGATTTGACTTTTCTTGCAAGCATAGCCAACTCATTAGGAAATGGCGCCTCAGTTTGATAATACAGGTCAATTAAGCGCCTGTAAGCCAAATCTTCTGCATCGCTTAAATGGCTGGTGTGACTTATGTAGTCACCTATATGAAAAGGATAAAAATTCATTATTTAAAAAAGTGCTGCTGCAAATTGCTCTAAATTTACTTTAGGTCTTGGCACAAACTTGAAAGACCAACCCTCGTAAAGTTTAATTATGTATTTAACTTCTGCTCTGTAGCGTAGCTTACGCATAAGCTCGCCATTTTCATCGTAGATTAAATACATGATAAAAGTCCATAAGCAAACATAGCGCCTAATACTGCGCCTAATAAACAAGCACCAATAAAGTCTTTTAAAGTAGTTTTCATACTGTATAACCCTGTGTTTTTAAAATTGATTTTTCGTCTGGTGCTTTAATAATTTTTGCTGCAAACTCTGAACCATAAGCAAACGGCAAAGCATTGGCCATCATGTCTTCAGCTCTTTCTTGAGTAAGATTAAAGCCATCTTCAACCCAAGTCACCGCAACTTCAAACTCTACAACCCATTTAAATGTTTTCATCTTAATTCCCCTTTAAGTTAAACAGCCCTGTCAGTTTCGCCCATTTTTTGGGTTATTTTCTTGACTTAGGTCAAGTTTTTGAAAAATAATTTAATCTTCGTCTTGTTCGCCAAAAGCGTTGCTTTTAGGCAACAGCTCTGGCCATATTAAATACCAGTTTTTAGGGAATAAATCTTGGCGAGTTACAAGACCATGGCTTTCTTTTTCTATTTGAGCTGCAAGTAACAATAATTGCCCATGCGGTATGCCTCTTTTGCGCCAAGTTGAAACTGTTGCGTTGTCGCAGTTACAAAATCTTGCTACTTTAGCTGTGCCGCCTAGCAAATCAAGCATTGCGTTTTCTGTTAGTTTTAGTGTCATTTGCAAAGTTTAACTTAATTGTTGTTTATTTGCAGAAAGTTATAAAAAAGTAGTTGCAAACGAAAATATATGGTATAGTTACAACTATAGCAATTTTGCTATTTATTTAAGGGGAACTTAAATGCAACAACAAGACGAAATGGCACAAGTAATGCAAGAAATGGAACAACGCTTAGAAATGGCGCTAGACAACATGGAATACGGCACAGATATATCAGCCGATGATATAGATGTTATTCGTGCAGCGTGTGGCAAACCTAAAAAACGCAATGACCATGTCAATCCATTGTTGCGTGATGTCATCAATGACTTTGGCAATGTATTTGGAGGTGCAAAATGATGCAATCAGAAAGCATTTCTAACTTAGCTAAAGCGTTATCAATCGTGCAAGGAAAACTAACTTATGCTGTTAAAGACTCTGCTAATCCTTTTTTCAAAAGTAAATATGCTGACCTGGAGTCTGTGTGGGACGCTTGTCGCAGTTTATTGGCTGAAAACAGCCTCTGTGTTATGCAATTCCCTGGCCTCTATTCAGAACTGGACAAATCTATGTCATTAACAACTATTCTTTCTCATGCCTCAGGAGAATGGATTAGCCAAGAAATGTCTGTGCCTGTAACTAAAGCAGACGCACAAGGCGCAGGCTCAGCATTAACCTATATGCGTAGGTATGCTTTAGCAGCAGTAGTAGGAGTAGTGCAAGCGGATGATGACGGCAATGCAGCGTCTAATCCAATTATTAAACAAGCAGTAGTAAAGCCTAAAGAACTGTAAAGGGGATGAAATGGCCTATGTACCAAAAGAAGGAAGCGGTAGCCTATTTAAAAATGACCGCAAAACGACAGACAATCATCCTGATTACACAGGTTCAATTATGGTTAATGGTAAAGAGCATTGGCTTTCGGGTTGGGTTAAAGAAGGCAAAAAAGGCAAGTTTTTTAGCATTTCTATTGGAAAAGTAAAAGAGCAATCAAACTTTCGTGCTGCTGGCTCTGACGAATTGCCACGCAACACAATAGAAGATGACGCTGTGCCATTTTAGGAGATAGCCATGTTAAGTCATATAAAAGATATTATTGGTGATAAATGTATTGTCTACAACGAAACTTATAATGTAGATGAAGAAAGACAACTAATAGCTTTTGAGCCTAATGACTTAGCTGCTATTATTAAAGAAGTAATACAAACTTGTGCTGACTGCTGTATTGACTCAGAAAGTCGTGCAGCAGTTTTAGAATTGTGTAGTTAATTACACATTATGTTAATAAGGGGAAATTCATGTCAGAGCATTGGTATTGCGCCCAAACCGGGCAGCCACGCTATACAACCATTGGCAAAAACGGCAAAGAAAGAAGCACAACACTCAGGGATGCCAAAGCCAACCCTGGTTCACTTGTCCCAAGCGTTACAACAATTATCAGCCAATTATCAAAAGGCGGCCTTGATACATGGAAACAGACCCAGGCATTACTTGCAGCAGCAGACAATCCTAGAGGATTACAAGAGTCTGAAAAAGAATATGTTGATAGAATTTTATATTTAGCAAAAGCTAAATCTAGGGAAGCAGCAGACAGAGGCAGTCTTATACATGACTTCTTAGAGTCTTTTTACAGTCAAGAGTATTTGCCTGATATGCCTAGCTATGTGCGCACAGTAGATGACGCTATTACAGCGCATTTTGGCGCCCAATTATGGATAGCAGAGCAAAGTCTAGTTAATCAAGAGGGCTATGGTGGCAAATGTGATTTATTTTGCAAAGCAAAGCATGATTTTAATGGTGTAGTGATTGACTTCAAAACTACCGAAAAGACGCCTGGTGACATTAAGCCGTATGACGAGCATATTATGCAGCTCGCAGCCTATCGTGAAGTCCTAGCGCCCTCTGCACGCTGCGCCAATGTATACATTAATGGCACAACAGGTGAAGTTGCAATATACGAGCATGACGAGCAAAGCGTAAGAAATGGTTACGAAATGTTTTTACATTTACTCAGCGTTTACAAATTGAAAACTGGTTTAAACTAAACAACGGGGGCTGAGGAGATTTCCCCTTTCTTCTACCATGTATGTCCGTGCATACCAGCCCCCACCTCATTCTAGGGTGTCAAGCCGCCAATGTAGGATGCAGTAATTGGGTAATTTTGCGGCTTTCTGACCCATTGTTAGCAACTGCCAAATACAGCCCTAATACTTTTTCTTACAAAATTTCCCGTTCGGGAATATTTTTGGTTTTTTGCACACTTTTTACGCAGAATTGCCCGTTCGGGAAACTTTTTTTGTAACTTAAAGGTATATATTTTGTATATACATTGCTACCTATATGTATAAAAAACCACAAAAAATGTGCATGAAATTTTAATAAATTATTTTTCATTTTCTTGACCTAGGTCAAGTTTTTGCCATAAAAACTGAGTTAAATTACTTCTAACGCAGCAATTTCGCTGCTTAACAAGGGGAAATAAAATGAATCAAATTAAAACAGGCGGTCAAGTTCTTTCGTTTGGCAAAGTAAAAGGTCGTTGGAGTTTAGATAGTCGAATTTCTTTAAGCGTTTTGCATTTTGAAGAAGAAGTTGAGGCTAACAAAATTGCCAAACAAGTAAAAAAACAAGATTGTCGTTATAACGGTGGCTGGTTTGATGGAATGCCTTGCGGTAGATGCGATGCCTTTGATTATGAAGATAGTAATGGCATCAAATGGTACGCAGTAACTTGCTAATATAACAAGCCCCTTCGGGGGCTACTTTTAAGGGGAATAACATGGACTTACAAATGAC